TTGCTTGTTGTGAAGTGCCCATTCTCTTGTGTTCTCATCTTGTAGTTGTTTGGCACTCTCAAGCTTGTTTAGGAATTGAATGATTCGGGGCTGGAAATGTTCTTGTTGCTCTTCTGTCTAGGAATCATTCTCCTTTATTCGTAGTTGTCCTTGTAATCTGTATCCTTAATCAAGTCCCTTCCTTAGAGCTTTTTCAACAGCTGCTTCTACATCTTCTGAGTAATCTGCTGCGAAAGGTATTGCTCTAGATAGCATAGATGCAGCTTTTGGTAAGACTTATTCAAGCAAGTCCACCATTTCTGGATTGTCGGAAATTTTGTCCAATCCCATGTTAATTACGTCCTTAATATTTCTGAGTACAGGCCAATCCCAGAGTCCTCGGAGATAGATTCCTCGTTACATGTAATACTCTGCTGGTGAAATGACATGATCTCTTAAATCCGCTTTGTGCAAAATTTGCAGAGGCGAAGCGTACTCAGGTGGGAGTTAACAAAGTCGCATCTCTCTGGATGCATTCTCAGCTGTGGGAACTCCTTCAAAATGTCTGTTTAGCTCAATCTCATAAGTTGATCCTGTTTGTAGGCCTTGCATTGTAATTAAGGCTACGTGTGGCATTCGGAGTTCTCTAGTTCCAAATGCTGCCTCTCCAGTTAGTCCTACATCGTCTGGTATGCTATCGACGTATGTGCTTCCGGAGAACCATCTTAGTGGACCGAAAAAGTCGTTGCCTACTGGTTCAGATGGGTCGTACACTTGATCATCTGCTGAGGTTTCTGTTATGTAGTCTACGTTTGAATTTCCTTCACCTACTTTTAAGAAGAGATCGGTAGCTTATGAAAATCTGGTGTATCTTCCCTCATCATTAGGTCTGTATTGTCCGCCGACAAGGAATCCTGCTCTACCTCCACATTTTCCTTCAAGTGCTGCTGGATAGACTTTAATATGGTGGTGTGTACCGTTTCTTCTGTCGATTTCTTCGCTGACGGAAGAATCCATTGACAATCCTGATGGTGCGTAGAGTGCTTGGATGACTCCTGACTCATTTTCCTACTTGCTAGTTTTCCACAGTCTGAATCCACCAGAAACTAGTCTTAGCTACGTGAAGTCTTGGAGGTTTGCTAATTGTTTTCCAACTGATGAATTGGTGATTATTTCCTTGAATGGGATTCCTAACGATCCAATTCTGGTTGGTCTGGTGAAGGTGACATCGTTTACTGAGTCTTGGTAAGATATGTCTACTGTGGCTGAAGAGATGTTGTCAAAGTTGAGAATGTCTCCAAATCCTCCTTAGATGACTACTATCGGTGACATTCTTATGGCGTTGTAGTTGATTACTACAAGGACATTTTAGGCGTTTGCTGTGAATCTAATGGATTGATAGTCTCTGCTTGTAGTTGTTGGTGGAGCTGCCATTGTGGGAATTCTGGCTCCTATTGAATTGGGGTTGAAGGCATCTACGTGTGAGATCGCGTATTTTCGGATGTTGTCGTCTTGGAATTTACGGGCTGTTTGGGAGATACCGGTTGCCATGTCTACAACTGCTTATTTGTATTGTGTTAAGAACTTACCTTGGTGTTCCTTTTGCATTCCTTCTTCGATTCTCTTTTCTTCCACCTCCTTAGTGAGTTGATCCACTCGCCGTTAGAGGTCTTGCATTTCAGCTAAGTTTCCCCTGAGCTCCCTAGTTGCTTTGGCTTGGAAATCTGGTTTAACTTGCTGAATTGGGACTGGGTCGAGGTCGTATTCATGCTGCGGTAATGTGAATTTTAATTTCTCATTGGCGATTTTAATTAAGTCCTAGTAACCGGAGCCTTTGAAGTGGTGACCTGCTTATCTATCGATCCTGTATGATGTTTCGGGAATGGACCAGTTGGCTCCCATTTTCTCATTGTGGGCTTTGTAAGGAGCTAAGATGTTCCTTTTGCCTCTGCCGTAATGTTGGACTAATTCAGATGGTATGTGGATTAGTGCTTTAAGTCCAACGAGGTTTCCCATTACTGGGATGAGTTTTCTGGCTTCATCTAAGGATTCAACGACGACTGCTACGTATCCATCTCTGACATCTTTAATGATTCCTTTCTTTCTATATTTTTCGACTAATTATTTAGAAGCGTCTCGGGTCCAAGTGTCTGGCTTGAATGTTTTGATTTCATTTAGAAAATTTTAGAATTCTTCATCCATGTTGATGATATTTTATAATTATAACGGGATGTTTTGATCGCTTGTTGCGAATTGGATGGATTGTTGCGACTGTGTCTGAACAGCTGACTACCTTGTAGTCGATAGGTTCCAAAGTGAGACGCAGCTCTGGTGATTAGGTATGGTGGTCTTTTAGTGGTTGTTTCTAGGAGTGGAGTAAGTTTTAGCTCATGTAGTTCACTACAGTGAAATGATGTTAAATACCCTTCTTTCTAGATTTTGTCTGTCATCCTGTTAAGAAGATTGGAATACTTGCTTTCGAACTTGTCTATCACAATCTGAGGTAGTGAGGTATTAGTCCATTTATGGTAATGTTCAGTATACTCTCTCCCAGTGGTATGTGTTAGTTGAGAACGGATGGTTTAAGAGAGTCTCTTCATTGATGGAAACTAGGCATACTCACTGTCGAGGCTATTAAGCCTAGCGGCTATGGCTTGTTCAAATTTCTTTGTGCCTGGTTTGCCTTGATATTTTTCGTCCCAGCCTAACTTGACGAGGGATGATTGTAAAGCCCTACAACCATAAAATGTACCTGTGGCACTATCTTCGATGAACCAATGTTTACAAAACTCTATCTCCTCTATACTTTCTTTGACCTCCATAACAAGGTCTAGACCTAGCGCTGTTGCAGTGCTCCGGACATAGTCTGCTAAAATTAAGTCGTTAGTTGCTATAATTCCATCATCTCCTTCCACAATAGCGACGGCATCGATGTTAAATTTGCGGCAAGTATATTCAATGACCAAATAGTTAATTAGAGTATTACCAGCTGCTGTCATCATTTCTCCGGATTTTCTGGTCTTTGGTGTTTCAAAGGTGATGTCTCCAGCTTTGACAATATCAGGGCTCTATGTTGTTGTTAGCCATTCTTTGTAGAAATCTGGGATGATTCTCTTTACGATCTCGGGTTCAATGTCCAGCAAGAATTTCCTTTAGGTTTTGTCAAACTGGGAGTAATCAGTCTCAAAGTAGTATTTGTAACCTTTGACTCTCTAGCAAACATAATTCGCTCGGCTGTTTCCGGGTATCTTCTTAATCATCCATGGCTTATCATAAATCTAGTCTTCGACTATTTTATAAGCAATCGCTGATACGTCTCTCAATCTTTCATCCATGGCTTAGATAGATCTTGGAGGTTTCCCTTTTGGTGTGACCTCATTCTTCACGAATAATTTGGTCATGTAAGGAGTGTATTTTCCGTCCAGTGTTTGGAATGCGTTGGAGATCCTAGTGTCTTTCACTGAACGGTTAAATTTTGTTGAGTCTAGGTAGTCTTTTACATTCTTATGTCTGTCTAGGTTAAACATGTAGGTGGGTTCAAATTCATCAATAACCCATTCCTTCCTGAATTTGACGAATTCCTGCACAGCCTGGTGAAGTGGTTGCTTAGAGGCGTTAGCTGTTCTCGTTTAAACGCTAAACATAAGATTGTGAGGACAATTGCCATGAAATTCAACTGGTGCATCTTTGATTATGAAGCCCACTTGGTGTCTCCTCTTTTTCTTGCAATCATCTAAGTATTTGCTCTAATCAAATCGCGTCACTCGGACTGTGTCAGTGAGAGGAAAGTCGTCTTAGTTTCCAACACAACAGGACGTCATTGTGTGTGTTTGGTCTGTTTCACTCTTGATAATTTCTGATTCAGTCCTTGATATAACTCCTTAAGGTATCTTCTCGCCAAAGTGGTATTTTCCTCTACATCTGATCGTCATTGTTCGTTCCATGTTGGAGGACTCTTCATTCTCAACTGAAATGTAATAATTCATGTATTTCTTGTAAATTTGGCTCGACATAAGTCTTACGCAGGTTTAGCAGTAGCAGTCAGTTGCTCTTGGTTTACCTAAAGTTTACTAGGTTACAAGCCAGGCGTGACCTTTGTGTCCTAAGATCTTAATCTATTTACCGGTACCTTTAAACTGCTGGTCTAACATCAAACTAGTGTCCAAATAATGAGAGTTGATTTCATTCTATTTTAACCAATACAACAATTCCATGGGGGTGATTCCGTATTTCGATTCGAGCTTTGTCCATCCTTTGCGCAATCTGAGTTCTTCAAAGTGTGACTCAACTGATTCGTCTGTGTCATAGGTCATTTGGCCTTCGAATGTCAAGAAAGTCTATTTGACACAAGTGTTTCCGCTACCAGATCCGACATCATATGCTCTCTCGTCATGTCCTAGGAGTTTATTAAGTGGTACTAATTGTTCATAGGCGGCGTCACATTGTCCAAGACCCAAAAGTTTTAAGTCCTTAGCAATTTGACCTCTGAAAGTAACAGCACCATTTGATAGTGTATTCACCGTGTCAGTGGGTTCTAACATGCCCATGCTCATTGCCAGGTGGATATTGAATAAAGAAATCACATCATTGGCTAAATACTCCCTATCTTGAGGATGCAGATCCTTAAAAGAATAGGTTCCATCATGAACTTTCAATTTGTGCTTCTTAAAAC